GCGTTGTACTGCGCAATGACGGGGTAAATAACGCGGTCCACGTCTGGTTGCAGGGCCTGTACTTGCGTTAGGTCGAAACCCAGTTGAAGCCCCGGGTACTCCGGAGCGAGTCCAGATTCCAACTGCTCCTCGATCGCGTTCCACAACGGCACCCGCGTTAGGGTCGTGAACTCGGCATAGGCGCTTTGCAGGTTGTTGTAGGTCGACACTGCAAGGCCAGCCGTCGAACCGATGACTGACGGATGGATGCGGAACGACGCGCAGATGGCCGCTTCCAAGTCTCGGAGCGTTTCGCCGGCTTGCATCCTGCTTGCGTCTAATCCCATTGCGACGTATGTCATGCCGTTACCGAGCACAAGCGGCTCGGTACGTTCTTTGCCGGATGCGTCACGGCGCTTTTGCAACTGCTGTTTGAGTGACGCCACCTGAGCGCTGGGGACTTCGGCAGGGGCCGTTAGGATGCCGGACACGACGCCGTTGGATGCGGCCAGCGAGTAGATTGTGTTCTGAAGTTCGATATACGTCTGCACCTTGTCCCAACACACCTCGATAGGCGACATGCCCATGTACAGTTTTAGCGGGTCCGTGTACAGCGGGTTGCGCAGGTGTATCACATCGGACGCTTGCCACGTCTCTTCGATGCTGTTGTCCTTGTACAGGTACTGTCCTACCCACCCGTAGAGGTTGAGGATCGGCACAACGTGAGCATCTGAGTACACGACGAAGCCGGAGATATTGCCGGCCGTGCCGCGTACCTTCCGAATGTAGGCGTTGCCCGATACGAACAGGAAAAACCAGACCATGCCCCAAAACTGCGCCTGTCCCATGTGCGGGTTCGGGCGCCGGAAGGTAATGGATATAGGATGGTTGAGGTTAATGCGCCCGGTCTGCGGGTCCAGCACTCCGAGCGGCGGTTCGTTCATTGTCGACTGCATAAGTCCGACACATGCCGCCACGATAGGGTTTGCCTTGTAACCGCGCGTCACCTTTGTGATATACCCGCTACGGTTTGGATAGTCAACACGAAAACCGATCGGCACACCCGATGGACCGGGCAGCCGTTCGGCGCTTTTGGCTTGTCCTATGAGTTTCCGCAGATTGTCGGCTAAGCCCATAGTGTCGGGGTTTCTGGTCAGATGTCGTACACAAAGCTACGGACTTCATGGCCGGTGATCGCATACACGAGCGCGTCTACCATGTCGTCGTGATCCTTACCGCTCCCGTCAAAAATCAAAAGTTGTTCCGTGAACTCCGCACACAAGTTATTCACGTGGCGAATGAACCCGTGCTCGTATTTCCCTGCAACCGGCAGGAAGCGCGTTAGCTTGTCCCGTCCACGTGGTGAAACGCCTTGAACGTTATGCATGGTCTCGGACCTAAGTTCTTGCACCATGGCGTCCTGATAGGCCACGTTTTCGACGCAGACTTTCACGGCGTTCCAACGGTCGGCGGCCTCGATGATCTTCCGTTTCGTTTCGTGGAACGACCATTTGCCCGTGATGACGTCTACAACGTAAAACGTTTTATCACTTTTGCCAACGACCACGATAGCCCGATCGTCGGAGTCTTTTTTCATGCTGATGGCAAGGTCCACGCCGACCGTATATTGCGTGTCCTCCGGCGGCATGGCCGAAATCTGAATCCAGTCTTTGCGCATCACGCGGCCGATCGCGTCGACGAATTCGCCGTCCAATTCCTGCCGTGCGAAGTCCGACGCATACGATGCTTTGAGCGCGTCGATATACTCCGGAGGCAGGTGGAAGTTGTCTGCCGTCTTGGCTGTGACGACCAAATATGACTTGTCCGACAGCGACGGCTTCCAAATCTTTTCTTTCACCCAGCCTTTGCCAGACAGTCCGTCCGGTGTGGTGGTAAGCCATGCCTTCGACGGGTGCCGGCGGATGCGTCCGAGTGCAATGTCCCATGTATCGCGATGCATGTAATCCGCCTCATCGAGGTAGAACCAGTTAAGATTCGGCCCTCGCAAACGGTCCGGTTGGTCTGCCGATCTCCAGTATATCACAGTCCCCGTTTTTAGCAGGGTGACGTTGTCGCTTTTGTTATGATCTCTGACATACGGCCGGAACCACTCGAAGAACGTCCGTTGCGTTGCGTCCCTGAGCATTGGATAGGTCGGGGCGACGACAACGCCATAGGTCCCCATCGGCTGACGGAGAATCTCCACACAGCCGGCAAGGGTCTTACCGGAACCGATACCACCGACGAAAGCTTTATGTCTCTTCGTGCTGATCCAAAAGCGGTACTGCGCCGGCAGCGCTGATTCGATTTTGAGAGGCGGGAGGGCCAATGATTATCTCGATAGGTTCAAAAGTTGCGTCGTTGATTGTGCGGTCCGACTGGTCGAGGTACTGTTTGCCGAGCCAGATAAGCATGGTGATGTTGCCATCCATTGCTTTCTCCCATTGTTTACGACGCAGGGACGCCTTGCCTGCTTCGCGCCAATCGGAGATCTGCGGCCCGTACTTTTTGTCAATGTGGCTTTCAGAGCATCCCACCACCTGCGCTATTTCGGCGTGCGTGCATTGGATTCCTGCAAGCTTGCGGATCAGTTCGGCGTCGATGTCTTTTCTATTCATTGGCCAGCACCGCTTTCTTGCCTGTCAGCGTTTCCCACCGCTTAACGATAACGTCACAGTAAGCAGGGCTGATCTCCATTCCGTAGCACTTGCGGCCCAGTTGCTCGGCGGCGATGAGCGTGGTGCCGGAGCCGAGGAAGGGGTCGTAGATATCTCCACTGGTGCAATTCGCAATCAGCATCCGAACCCATGCAACAGGCTTTGAATGCGAGTGCTCGCATTCTGAGTGGAGTTTGGTGATTGGAGCAGAGAACAGATCGGAAAGATGCTTTCCGCGCGGGTCTGGCGTATACAGATAGGATCCGCGAGTATTGGTAACCGTGCGCGCATGGTCAGGCTCTCCGTAATGTGATCCATCTTTGTCGTACCGATTCAAATCACCGTACCACAGGCACATCTTCATTCGCCGCAATGGTCTAGATGGGGTGTACCAACTGCTTACGCAGTCCCATGCAAACGCCCATGTCGGAGCGCCAAACATAGTCACGATGTCCGCTATGCGCTGCCCATCGCAAAACGCAAGGGTTGATTCTCTAGCGACCATTGAAATCCCTGCGTCCCAAGGTGGGTCAAACAGCAATGTCGAGCAATGATCTCCAAACCCATTAGCCTTTGTGCTGTCTCCACACAGCACACGATGCCCGCCCAACAGCCACAGGTCGCCCAGCTTCGTGATCGGATCGACCGGAGGATCCGGCACCTCGTCCTCAACTACTTCATTGTCATCAAGACCCATTGCCACCGAAAGTTCCTTTGCATCGAAGCCAACCTTGCCAAGGTCAAAGCCATCTAAGTGCAGATCTTCTAACTCGAGCTTCAATAGTTCTTCATCCCAGCCCGCACTCAGAGCCAGCTTGTTATCTGCTATCACGTATGCCCTTCGCTGTGTCTCGGTAAGGTAACCAAGACGAATGCACGGAACCTCGGTCAGTTGCAGATGTTGAGCGGCCAGTATGCGGCCATGCCCTGCAATGATCGTGCACTCATTGTCAATCAGTACGGGATTGGTGAAACCAAACTCCCGTATCGACGCGGCAATCTGTTTAACCTGCTCCGGCGAATGCGTTCGGCTGTTGCGAGCATAGGGCGTCAGTTTGTCCAGACCGACGTACTCAATCGCCTTTTTGTCGGTTTTTCCCGACGTTTGTGTCTTTGTCATTACGTGCTCGCCCTCCTATTGCCCTTCTTTGCCGTCTCCCGTGCCCGTGGCTGCGTTTTTATCTCTACAGGCATAGGTAACATGCCCTGCGGATGTAAAAGCCCTTCTAACGCCGTTTCTGTCTGTCCTACGATTTCCACATTTGCGTAGAAAGGGATTAGTTCCACGAATGTAGCAAAATCGGGGTCGGTCTCCATCAGGTCCTGCACCCGTGACACCCCGTAGCTGATCGATGATCGGTCATGGTCGAAATATCCTGCGAGCAGCTCGTAGGGCAATTTCCAGCGATCCCGCAGTATCCACCATGACAGCTGCTGCGCATAGACCATATCGGCGTCGCGTGTGCCTGTCTGCCGGAAGAGCGTACGTTCCACGTGGAATAGGTCCGCCATCGCGTCGATGAGGATGTCTATTCGTGTCCCCGGCGCCTGATCGCCAGCCCACGGACGGATGCGAAACTCAAAGCGCTTGTACGGGTTCCGGCTAACTGCCCACATTGCCCGCAGACCCTTGCTCGATAAGATCGGCACGGTTATACGCGTGGCGTTGATTTTTTTGGAATTCGGCATTACGCATCCTTTTCGATGAATAGTTTTTTGATTCGCTCCCGCTCTTCGTCGGTTGCAACCGCCTTTGCGTACAGAGCAACGACCTGCTGCGGCATACCGACGGGTTTAGTCCGGGCTGTGATCTCCGGATTCGCCTTTGGGATTCCGGCGGCGTTGCTTCGTCTGAGCCAATTTCGGCAGGCTGCTTTCCAGTCCCGCATGGGGGCTTTGCCTCCAACCTTCCACCCGTTCGACGTGAAGTGGTCGTGGAAGCCCTGTGCTTCGATCGCTGTGCTTCCCTGTGAAACGAAGTATTCCCTGACCTCATCCAAACTAGGGTGTGGCGTGCGCGAAAGCGCGCGCGTACCCTCTTCCCCTAGTGTATTGTTTCTTTCTTCCCTTCTTAACTTCTTAACTTCTTCCCTTCTTATGATAGTGTTACTCGTGTGTTGGTCGTGTGTTGGTCGTGTGTTGGTCGTGTGTTGGTCTGAAGCGTCATGCCCTTGCAAGGTATCGTAATTTATGATAGTTACGACTGTGGCGTGTGTGTTGGTTTTTAGGCTTACAATCTGAGTGCGCCTGAAGTGCTGCAACAGTGATCTGACGCCCTGCAGCGTGATTCCAGTGCGCTCCGAGAGCCTTCGATAGGCCGTCAAAACCTGCCCTCGCTCGATCGTGACAAGCTCACCACCAATGTAAACTTGGCTAGGTTTCCAGTTCGCCGAGACCAGTAGGTACAACCACAGTTTGATAGCATCCGAGCGCATCGTGAACATGGGATGGTCCACTATGCTGCGCGGAATCTTAACCCATGATTCATCCATCGGTGGTAAAAAGATACCCGCACCCGTCAGAGTTGCTACGGGCCTTGGAGCACCGCCCCCGGCATCACTACCGGGGGACTCTGACGAATGCGGATATGTAGGGTTCATGTTCATTCCAAGGGTTTTAGCACTGCAATCTACGGATCATGCGCAACGTGAATCTTAGCTCTGATCGCCTGTCATCAGGTGCGCTGAATCCAAACCTGCCAACCGGCTTCGAGCACGATGAAATCACCTTCGTGCCGGAGCAGAAAACGGTCAATAGCCCGCCGTGGCCGTGACTCGATCGGCAGCCCTTCGCCCCACAAATAATCATCGAACGCGATGATGCTGCCGGGTTTGGTCAGTAGCCAAGCCGATTCGGCGTCTCTGAAAACCTGCTCTTCCGTGTGCCCGCCGTCGACGTAAACGAAATCAAAACACGACAGCCCAAACATGACTTCCAAACCGAAAAACTTATCAGACGGCATGTTCACCGACCGCAAGCGCGGAGTCCACAGCCACGTCTTGACACGCTCCCGATATGCCGCATACACGTCCTGCCAGTTTAGAGCCGCGTGTGCGGCCTCCTGCGAACCTTCCCACGTGTCAACGTCGGTGAGGGTCGAACGCTTGCCTGTTAGTATGTTCCGCAGCAACCACTCCGACGCATGACCGGCAAAGGCGCCAATCTGCATCGCGTGGAAATCGTCAGCGCCTGAATGACAAATCAAGAGCCGTTCGAAGTTCCGTTCTGCGGTCATTGTAAACCAGTTTGGAATCTCCTCGTTCATGCATGCCCCCTTTCTTCGTCCTCTTCGCTCGGATCGACGTCGCGGGAGTGTTTCGGGTTATCGAAGAATCCGACAGTCCCGCTCTCTCCTATGAGATGCCAATCTCCGACTGCCTTGCCGGTTTCGATATCAAATATGGCTACCGACCAGTCGCCATACATGTCGTCGTCGACATGGTCGTATGTTTCCGCCCACGACTTACAAACGGCAATAAGCTCACTGGTTACGTAGTCAGACCAGAACAAACAGTGAACTCTCATGGCTTTCTCTCCTCCCATTCGCCCGTGTCGATGCACGGCAGCAATTCGATTTTGGCATCAGGGGAGATGCATTCAACATCTATCGCGCGGCTCTCGGCGTCGCCCTTGTACTCAGAGACATAGTACACGTCGTTATTAACCCGCACCATCCAGCC